AAAAGCATATGGATTACGTTGAATAAAGATTAATAACTCTTTCATTGTTAATCCTAAAAAGATACGTTCTTTATTCAGTACAGTAGTTGCACCTTTTATTTTCATATTATACATTAACTGATATTCCACTTCACTTCAACTTTACCTTTTTTCAAACAATCTGCAAGGTAACTAATGTAATTTGCAGCTGCATACTTCTCATCAGATGCACCCTCTGTAATTTGAACAAAGGCAGTTTCAAGACTTTTAATCATTGACTTTTCAGCCTCACCAAAATTCATAATGAATTGACCATCAGAACTTTCAACTGACATCTTTTTATGTTTCCATTCTTGAAAAAAATAACCCATTATATAGCACTCCCATAATTAATATTTTCTGGTTTCACACCAACTGCATTGACTTCTTTATCATAGTCATCAATGGCGTCATTCCAAAGTTTGATTGCACCATCATCAGTTGCAAATCCATTTTCACTTGCAAAGTCAATTGAAGAACCACCTCTAACAATATCAGCAAGACCTTTAGTTCTCAATGCATAGACAATCATCTCTGGAGTCTTTGCCCAAGCAACCAACTCACCTACTTCAGTACCATACATTTGAATACCACCATTGTGAGCATTAATGTATCTAATTGGATTTTTCTTTCCAGACTTATCTTGCATCTCAAATGTTTTCACGATTTTCTCCATAATTATTTCTCTCTCTTTATTGTTTATACTTATAGTATATACGAAAAAAGGGGGTTTGTCAACCCCCCTTAAATTTCCCAATGATTTCAAGTACTTACAGTACATCACTTTTTCATTATATAATCATTTGGGAAAGTGATTCGCATGGCAGTTTTTTTGAGAGAGAGAGAGGAGCCATGCGAATCAAACTCATTATTTCATACACCCTTGTGCTAAACCCTCTGTGATACATGGGTCTTCCATATATCCAATAAACATAATACAAGCAAGAACAGCAGTTATTGCAATAAAACCATTAACTGTCATCATTTTAAATTCTCCATTTTTTCATTAGACCTTTTTAGTATTGTTTTCATATCAACTAATTGAACGAAAAGAATACCAACCATAAAACCAAGTGTAAATATAATATATTCCATAATCTATCTCCTACAAATATTCTGGGCCAGTCCAATTAATATTGAAACCACCCTCTAAAACATTACCTCTTGGTGCATTTCTCGCTGGTGCATTATAACCAGCAGCCTTTAGAACATCACCCTTTTTGAACTTTGGGTCATTATCAACACCAACAACGAAACCCCAAACTTGACCCATTCTGCCTGGCGTATGGTCAGAAATTCTACCAATCTTAATATATTTCTGTCCAGGCTTAATCATAAACTTACTACGAAATTCTTCACTAGTTCTATGAGTATAACCTTTTTTACTATAGTCGTGTGCAGCAGCATCTAACATATTGTTAATACCATCTTCAATCTTTTCAAACTTCTTTTTAATCATTGTCATATCTTTTTCTTTCTCTCTGTTAATCTTTATCTTACTTAATAAATATAACAGAAGATTGAGGTAATGTCAAGTGCTTTCGTAAGTATTTGTTTTTGTTACGTTTTTCGAGGTCAGCTCCAGGGCAATATTCATCTGTTTGCGAATCAGGCGAATCACTTACTTTCCAAGTCTGTGATTGCCTTCTTTGCGAAAATACAGTTCTATGTATAGGAGTTACCCTCATCTAACCATCAACGAGTCCAGATGCAGAACGACCAGATTGTGGATATTCATCAACCTTAAAATCTTCGTTCCAACCAAATGCTTCTCTTACAACATTTGCAGATAAACCTTTATAGATTTGATGTAGTTTCTTATCCTTTGCATTGATAAGAAGTTTTGCTTCACTTTCATGTAAACCCTCTAACATTTGAAAGAACATATTTTCTTTCTGAGCTTGTTTGGTTATATTGTCTGCACCTTTGATGAATCTCCAAAGTTTCTTTGTTTCTTGAATTAACAAAGTATGGTCTGTACCAGCAGGAGCATCATTAGGTGTATAAGGAACATTACCCTCTGGGAACACCCATTGAATATTTGGATCAAATCCAGCTTTCAGAAACATCTTTAATGCATCTGTTTTATATTGCCTAAGAATATCAATCTTCTTATCTTTAGTTTTTGCTTTATGTACTCTATCTAATATTTCAGAAAAGAGTGGGTAGTATGTTTCTTCCATTTAAAATTCTCCAATTTCATTAGTAAGATTTTTCAATCTCGATTGTATAAAATAATTTAGTAATTTACTTCTATCACCACAAGGGGCTTCCTTAAATTCAAACATTATCTCTTTTCCAAGTTCCTCTGGAATATTGTCCAAGTTAATAAGTTTATCATTTCTCTGGTAATTTCTTTTGACTTCTTCAGGCAAATCATCTATATGTATATCTAACCAAGTTTCAATCTTCTTTCTTCCTAAAGGTCTTTGTCTTATACTATCTACGAAAGTATTATCTGGCGATAGAACATTAGGTACTCCATCACTAGTGTCGCCTTTAAGTATGTGTTCTTTTATATAGGTGGTTGGATTATCGTCATTTACATACTTCTTTAGAATAGGACTGTACTGTTTTACATTAGGATATTTGTGTAACTGAATAAAATCTTTATCTCCAGATATAATCATAATCTTCTCACTTTGATTACTTTTACATAAAGTTGCAATGATATCATCAGCCTCTGCACCATACACTTCTAAGTATTTGTATGGTAAATTATCTTTGAACTCTGCTTTGATTTTATTCAAAACTCCAAAGATTGTATCCCAATCTTTATTATCCTTTTCTCTACCTCTTTTTCGCATAGCTTTATAGTTAGGAAAGTATTCTCTCCTCCAATAATGTTTGGAGTCATAAGTAAGAACAACTTCTCCATAGTCTTTAGTAAACTGTGTTCTATACATACGAATAGAGTTGAGTATCATATGTCTTACCATACTCTCATCTACTTCGTTACTTTTTCTCATATTCATATCCATCATTAGACTTGCTAATGTGATTTGGTTCATGTCAATAATAATCATTTCAATATATGATAAGCGTTAAAGCTCATACTCCTTCTTTCTCCGTTAACATAGAATGGGTATACACTATGTTTTAACCATGATGGGAATACTAACATAGTACCAACTTCAGGCTTGAACTTCAAATTATCACTTCTGAAATCTGCCTTTTCCCCATACATAAATTCAATTAAACCACTTGCTGGATAATGGTCTTTAAATTCTTTATCGTATTCTTTATTCATATCCTCTGGAATCTTTAGGTATATAACCCCACTAAAATGTCCACTATGAGTGTGCCAAGGATTGTACTCATGTTTATACTGACTTACAATCCAAGATTGTGTTAGGTTTATATTATCAATAGTTGGTTTACCACCACCAAGTTTAATCCACTCGTAAGCTCTATTCTTATCTATCATAATATTTAAATATTCCACACAAGCAGTCTTGAGTGTGTTTCTATAATAGTCTCTATCATCTTCATCAAAGATAGGTACTTTAACTTCTTTGGAAACTTTACCAACCAGATTATTTGAGAAATCAAACTTCTTTGATAATCCATCATCTGGCAGTACAGCATCACCACTAGTGTTAACAATGTCTATAAATCTCTTTGAAACTTTACTTTCCATAATTGTAGGACTAAATCTTTCATAGACTTTTATATCACTAATCATCTTCTTTCTTTTCCTCTTTAGAATCTTCAATCAACTTCCTTGTCATCTTTTCTAACATATCATGGTCAAAGGTAGCATATGTATCTTCAATTGCTTCTGTCTTTGTTGACATCATACTCTTAATAAATGATTGCATAGGATGTAGATAACCTAAATGTCTATACATCATTGACTTGATAACTTCGTTCATAAATCCAACCTCTTGGACAAACTCATTAGTTTTTATATCCACATCATTCTCTGCAAGATTATGAATCATAGGAATCATTACTGCCTCTGCAATCTCATCACAAAACATCATATCTTCTGAAAGTTTTTGTGTCTTTGCCTGATTGACAACCTTGACCCTTTTCCAAGGGCCCTTTACAACATTATCGTTGTCTATCCCTTTGATGTTATCGTCTGCCATTTAATCCTCTTTTCTTGGTATGCACCATATCTATCGTCACAGTAATCACCATGTTTTAGATAGTATTGTAAGTTACGAATATAACCCTCACAGTTTGATACTTGTGCAGCTGCACCTTTTATATCCCTACGAACAGATGAACGATATTCTGTAAGTTGTTCTTTTTGATTCTTAATCCAACTTTGAACATTCTTTACCGA